GAAAAACTAGCCAGCGAAACAAATTGCTTTGTTTGTGAAAAAGAATTTAGCGACCCTAGAGATCGACACATAGATCATTGTCACAAGACCGACAAAGTTAGAGGCGTTCTTTGCTTTAACTGCAATGCATCACTTGGTCATGTGAATGACAATCAAACTAGGCTTGCAAAGCTGATCGAATATTTAGCAAAGCATCAGAATGGCGCTGCTGACATCCGCAAGGCCATTCACTACCTAGAGTTGCTGCTGGAATTGCAGTATCAAGACAAGACTTCCAGAACGTGATTGATGTGCTTGATGCGGTCATCTAGGCCAATTACGCCGCCATTGATTTTCTTGGTCATGGCGGTGTAATCCTTGGCATCTGCCTCTTTGTTGAGGCCACGCTTATTCCAGAACCATGCAGCCGACAGCGCAGCATATTTTGGCGACAACAAAAGGTCAGGCGAATGAATGAAGTCTTCACGCAAAGCATCACCACACAAGGTGTAGTTATCCTTGCCAGTCAATTGGATCAGGCCACGGCCTTTATACAGACTGCCCTCCTCGGTTTCTTCGGTTCCATTCCCCATACGACCACCGTATACCTTGTTTGCGATCTTGTCGGGATTGCGGTGATACGGCTGTGCTGCCTCAAGATTCGGGAAGCGGCTAGGCCAGACACGGCACAGGGCTTCCGCTGAATAGTTCAAGTTCTCTTGCAGCGTCTTGAAGTTGCCTGATTCGTGAGCGCATTGACCAATGAAAGCTGCCATCCGCAATGTAGTGTTGATGTCGTAGCGGATCATGGCCTCGTTCAAAGGCTCAAGCCAATCTTCACTGATTTTCAGTTCTTTGAGTTGTTCTGCGGTAATCATTTCACTGGTCCTGCTTTAGAGAGTAAGTCGGTCTTGGCTTGCGATCCTGCACTGGAGCCAAAGTAATAGGCGATGATGCCCGTCCATGCTGTGCCAAGGCTACCAAGCATCATCAGGATGGCCGGGTTGTTGCTGTCGATCTGGTTGAAGAACATCATCACCATGATGCCAAAGAAGCCAATGGTCACAGCGCCAGCCAAGATAGGAGGCATCATCGACCGGGTAGTGGCTTGCATCTCCCGAGCAGACTTCCTGTCCTCCACCTCCAGCTTGGCAAAGTTTAGGCCCAACTCTTGCGCTTGCTTCTGGAGTTCAATCTCTGCCAGCTTGACCTGTGCGATCTGCTCGGCAGACAGCTTGTTGTTGGAAATCATGTCCTGAACTTGGTCAGGCTCGACACCAACAGCCTTTGAGATGGCCGAGACTGCCATGCCAGCCAAAGGACCGCCAAGCGCCGTAGCAATGGTGGGTGCAATTTGTTTAAGCCAATCCATTCAATTTCCCCTTTTGGTCAACATGGCGCTGGCAATCTCCAGCATGAATCTGGTCTGCTCCAAGTTCTCAGGCGGCTGCGTCCAACCCACTGTGACTTGACCGACAAACCTGTGGCTGTCTGGCGGTACGCTCACCCGGCAGGTAAAGGCCACACCCTTTTCGATGTACCACAGACCCACTTCAGACTGTGCGTAACGATACTCAGAACAAGGAATCTCGTTGGTCATCAACTTGACCACATCGCTGTTGTTTCCCGAGTTTTGGGTAAACAAACCAACGTCAATGTCTTCAATGCTCTTGTCCCTGCCATCCTTGGTGTACGCCTTGTAGAGAACCCGAGAGTTAAACAGAGGGTTGACCTTAAAGATGGCAACCACGGCAGCACCAGTTTGCTTGAACAGCATTGCACTGGCTTCATCGGATCGGCTGGCGTTGATTTCTGGCAGCTTCTTGGACTCTTTGTAGGCATCCAGCATAAAGGTCTGGTTTTGCCACAGGAAGTACCCGGCAAAGGCTACTACGCCCATCAGGAGGATGGCAAACAGCTTGAATGGGCTATCCACATACCCGAGCACCTTGTCGAGCGTGGAATTGGCGTCTAGTTTTTCGCTCATCGGATGTACTTGATGTAAATGACAAGACCATAGATCAGAAGTGCAGCAAAAATGATGGAGGCCATGCCTATGGCGATGTACTCAGCCATCTTTTCCAACTGTGCTGCCCTACGAGCCTGTTCGCGTTTGGCGGCTTCCTGTGCCTCTCTACGCTTTCTGGCTGCGGCAGCTTGGAACCTCACCCAATCATTCCACATTCCCGGCCTACCAGCGTAGACCATGCGCTCACGCAACTCTTCCTCTTGCTGCTTGAGTTGCTCCAGCGCCATGAACTCCGCAAGGTCCGAGCCGCCACCTTTTTGAGTGGCCTTTTCCTGAATCTTGGCTTTGTTGTCAAAGTAGTCGAACACCCGGCTACCAAGCTGATGCAACTCCTTGCCATTGGCAAGCGCACCTTTGATGACCGCAAAAGCAGCATTAGCAGCAGCTATCTCTGCAATCATAGAAGCACCTCAACAAACACTTTGGCGCACCAGACGATGAGCCCTACAAGGAAGGCTGCGGCAATAAATGCTACAGCCCAGTCTTTCATGGCTTATCTTGTTTGTTGTCCAGTTTGTCAAAGATTTGCTTGAGTATGGACTTGACCTCGGCAATGTCTGAACGGTAATCGTCTTTTGCCACATAGGTGTGCGGCAAGTCGTTTACTTTGTCTTCTAGCTTCTGAATCGTGCGAGTCAGGTTGTTGATGACATAGATCGCCAAGAACCCGGCAACTGATACGACTAAGTTGAAAAGCTGTTGGTTGTCCATGTTGCGACTCGACAAAAAAATGTTACCGCATTTTATCAATACTTGCCTTCAGAAAACACATCAACAAGCATTAGACCGTTTTGCGTCACAATGAAAGTGAAATGATTAAATTTGCAAATGATGCGTTCGTTAATTTTTGGTCAAACAGGCGTAAGTGGTGGAATATACTCAGCAATTGGGCCATATTTACCAGCGGTAATGTCAGCAAACATGGCACGGCCATGTGACTCTACGTCATGCTGTGCAGCGGTAAATGGCAAAACTTCGTTACCAAACTGCGATGTTGTAATTTCGCAGTCGATCATTGTGTGTTCTGCATTTGACCAACGTGGGTTGGTTACGGATGTAAGTGTAGATTGCATGATTTATCTCTTAGGAAATTCTTAACCAAACAGCAGACCAAGCAGCATCTACTGCACCCATAAGTCGCCATGTCCCGGACGGGCCGGGAGTGCCAACAAAACCAGTCGGGCTAAGATATTCTAAAGAAGAGCCCGCTAAAGTTGTTCCCGGATTTAATTGCTGTCTTGGATTTGGACACAAATAAGCATAAGTACCAACTGCACCGACAAGAGCCCCTGCGGTTGCCGCAAGCACTTGGGCTGTTGTAGGAGCGGGTATTGTTACTGTAACTGCTCCTGTAAATCCGTTTACACTTGTCACGCCACCGTTCCCGGCAGTTGTTGCGCTTGTTGCTGTAGCAGCATTGCCAGTAATGTTGATAGCCCATGATCCTGAAGCACCTCCACCAGTAGGGCTTGGTACGTTTGTTCCAATTACAAGCCCAAGGTTAGTTCTTGCAGCAGCAGCGGTTGTTGCTCCAGTACCGCCGTTGGCAACAGGAACAGCGTTCACCAGACCATCGGCAGCATCAAGCTGCCCGGCAGTGTTCAGGTTGTTCGCAAGCTGCGAAAGGTTAAAAGCTTGTGTCATTTATGCGGCTCCATCTCGGGCAAAGGTTTGTTGATTCAAGAGAGTTGAATTGTTGTTGAATGCTGTCGTCAAAATGTAGTTTGCCGAACTAGCAGTGTAATCGTATGACGCACCTTGAGCAAGCAAAGCGCCGTTGGCGTAAATCTCCAATGATAAAGGATTGCTTACGAATGGGTAAGTTGTTTGACCTGCTGTAGAGTATGCCGTGACGTTCACTATGTTGGAAGCTGGTACGTTCAAGTTGTTTGGCGAATACAAAATAACGGTCATGTTTCCAGTCAAGGGGGCAGGGAATCCATCAATTGCTGCTCCAGTGATGTTGTAATCAATTTCGTTGATTTGAGAGCCGTTAACATAGATTGACTCGGCTCCGTTTTGAATCGCCCATGTTGTTGGCGTGTATGTCGTGGCGTTAGTCAAAGCAAATGTGTATCGGCTAAATGGCTTATAGTTTGAACCAGCAGCCCGAGCAATGAACACTTGACTTCCAGCAGTTGCGCCAGCAATGGTCGTGGTAAAGGTAATCACCTTTGTCGTGGTGTTGATGCTTTGTACTGTGTACTGCGTTGGTGGACTTGGCAACACAACGTCTGTGAACGTCAACTTGTCGCCCACGTTAACAACTTGCCAAGGCGCATTGCTGTATGTGATGGTGTTGCTGGTGCTGGATGCAATTGTCATGTTTGTCTGGACATACGATGCCGAGGTGCTGACGCCTCGCATATAGAAGACAGTGACAATTTCGCCAGCAGCGCAAGCGTTAGCCATTACCACCGTGGTTGATGTCTCGGAGTACTCTGTTGTGTCCAGCAGAATACCATTTCGGAAAACCAATATCCAGCCAACAGTGTGCGTGTTGCTAAATGTCGTTTGTGCAGCAGTGGCTGAGTAGACGGTTTCTGTGTAGAAGAATTGATCTTGCTCCAAGAACCCGACAACTCGGCCATAGACATCAACAGTCAACTTGGCTACGTCAAAAGATTTTGTGTAGATTCCAGCGCCAAAATTTAAGAACTGCTGCAAGTTAACTCGCATCTGTCCATCGGTGTTGTTTGTAATGGACAGGAATCCATCGTTTTGGTTTGAGCTAGAAAAGCCGTTAACAATTACTTGCCCAGTAGACTTGTCCAAGTCAATAAAACTCTGAACTCCACCAGTAGGGTCAACCAAACCAGACCAAACCGTTGAGTCGTACACAGATGTTTCTGTAGGCACAAAAGCACCGCCAAGATTGACGTAGCCAGCGTTGCCCACGTTAAAGCTGAATTTTCTGTTGCTGCGGTTTGCGTACAACAAATAATTTTGTAACGCTGCACCAAAGTTCACTGGCGACAAATACCATTTGTATAGCGTTGGGTCTGTACCACCGTTGGCCGATACGTTGTTGTAAAGGCCAAAATATGACTTGTTGCGAGGGTCATAACTGAAACCAGACGTACCAGTGGCATTGTTTGCATAAGCAATTGCCAGCCATCTGTTTTCGTATTGGAATGTCAATGGCCTCCAGTTAAGGACGGCTGACGATCCAGAGAATCCACTTGCGCCAAGGCTGTTGACATATTTGACGCTGAAATACCAATCGCCTTGAGGCAGGTTTGCAATAGTAACAACACCCATAGGCCCGTTTGGTGCATATGGACTTCCAGAAGGGTTGATTGCTGTTGTCCCTGCAAAAAACCTTTGCACTTCAGTAGGTGATGAAAATGCAGAATAGTAAACTTCCGCATATTGAACGATACCATTTGCTGCCGCAACAACTGCAACATCAAAAGAAGGTATTGGAGACGATGGCAAGATATTTGTGACTGTTGGAGCGTACAGCGTACCAAATGTCAGTGGAGAGCCAATGCCCGTATTTGGTGATGGCGTGAACTGAGTTACAGGGATGTCATCGTAGACGGACGGGTTGTATTCCATCAATGTCAATGATGTAGTTAACTGTCCACCTTGCTCAAAGTTTTCAACGACTTGACTGACTCGGAATACTTTTGCAACCCAGCCATAGTTGGTGTTTGTCACGGTCACAAGATCGCCAGCCTCAAGCTGAAAGCCAGAGTAATTGATGGTCAGCTTGACCTGCAAATCTTCGCGTCCAGACTCAAGGAATCGGTTTGCCAAGTACTGCGCCCGAACGCTGTTGTTTACCAGAGGCAATGCGATTGATTGCTTGTTGACAGGTTCATTTGGGTACATCAAAGAAGGGTTCAAAACGGCCAAGTTGTATGTGGCTGTGTTGAAAGAATCATTGTCTGCGCCGTCAGGGAATTTGACTTCAGCAATGTTGTAGCTTGACACCATATCCAATGGCGTGACCTGAATGGACGAAATGATGTTTGAGTCATTTAAGGCCATCGCATACGAATATGAAGGCGACTGAACAATCACCCCCCAAAGACCCGTGATTTCGTTGT